TGAAGACGAATTCAGGATTGATGATATTCATGGTCTCCATATTGGCGATCATGATCTTCTCTCTCCTGCTCCTCTTTTCGATCGTCTTGATTATGACGGTCAACAAAGAGGGCCCTCTCCACAGCTGGATCGTGGATTCGCCGACGCCGTACAATGTACGGCCGACATTGTCTCCGCGACCCTCGGTTGCTTCTCAGCCTCCGAGTGGAGAACTAAGCACGGACCAGGTGCTGTAGCTGACCAGCGTCATACTCAGTTTAAGTATGACTTTCCAACCTGGCCAGCTAAGCTAGAGAATGTCTTCCCTATGTCAGAGTTTGGCTTTGCCAACTACGACTCTTGGGTCGAGTTTCTCTCTCGTGATGGTGCTCAAGACCTCTTTCGAAGTCATGAACCACCTTCTAAGCTTATTGCTGTCCCAAAGACGCTTAAGGGTCCTCGGCTTATTGCCGCGGAACCTGTCAGCCATCAATGGTGTCAGCAATCTATCTTAGACTTCCTCACGAGCTCTTTGCGACGTACTCCGATTGCTTCGTCTATTCACTTTCGTGATCAGACTTACAATCAGAGGCTCGCTCTGAGAGCTTCCCATACTCAGTCACACGCGACTATTGACTTGTCGAGTGCGTCTGATCGCCTGTCATGCTGGCTTGTCGAGCGTATCTTCAGGAGACTTCCGTCTCTTGTTGAAGCTCTTCACGCTTCGCGGACTAGGTGGGTGGTTAACACCATCGATCGCAAGTCTCCAAAGCATCATTTGCTAAGGAAGTTTGCGTGTATGGGTTCAGCGTGCACCTTTCCTGTTCAGTCGTACGTCTTCTGCATACTTGCGGTGTCGAGTGTCCTCTATTCTAGAGGCATCCGTCCTACAATAAGCAGCGTCCGTGCGGCCTCACGGGAGGTCCTTGTCTTTGGGGATGATATTATCATTCCCATTGACTGTTGGGAACAGCTTCAGGGGTTGCTAAGTGACCTTGGTTTAAAGGTTAACCAAGCAAAGACATTCGGGAC